TATTGTGGTGCGATGTCATATCAAGATTGGGATAGTGGTGTAACATCCATTGGTACTAATCCATATACTGGTCAGTTTAAGGTAAATCCCAAAACTAGCAATAGTTCGGTTTCTGCTGTTAATCATATATTTGGTAATGCTGGTTCTATGGGAAAAACATCAACGCTGGTTGAGGACCCTGCGGTTATAGAGGGATCTGGAAATTGTTTGGCAAATGGTGTGATGCAAAACAGCAATGCTGCGTTGTTACCGGGTAATATAGCGGCAGGAACATGTTTGCACTTTTTGCCGGTGGGTGGAACGTTTGGAACAGATTATTTGGCGGCATTTCATACTTGTGCAGCAGGTGTTTTGGGTGGTGGTGGCGGTTCTGCGTATGGCGGCGCAGGATCGGGTGCCGCGCGTAATATACACGTAGATCATTCGCAAAGTACATATGCAGGTGGAAGCACCCCATATGGTAATGGTGGCGCCGGTGTGGCAAGCCCTGGTGGCGTGTATGGCGGTGTTTCAGATGGTAAAGATGGAAGCGGTGTTGGTGCTGGGCATGGTGGTCGATTAACCGATAACACAAATATTGGTGCGGCGGCGTATTTTGACGGCACAAACTGGATAAACTCTGATTTACATAGTGAAACGTTAGAGGATGGCCACATTGTTGTTACATACCTGGGGCCAATTGAATAGAGGTAGGGCAAAATGGCAGAAAAAAAGCAAGATTATTGGGCAAATCAGTTGGAAATTGCGATCAAAGACGAAAAATACAAGCAATGGCGCAAATTATCCAAAGATATTACCCGTCGGTATCGTAATCAGGCGTTTATGGCCGACAAAGATATCAAGGCGGATAACTTGGACAGCGTGTCCAAGGGTTACAACCTGTTGTACCGCAATGTGTCGGTGCGGTTGCCGTTCATATTGCCGTTTATTCCAAAGGTACAGGTGGATCGAACCAATCGCGACAATGATGGTGTCGCCCGGACCGCATCAATGATACTGGAACGGGTTACAAACAAGATAATTGAAAGCGCGCAATTTAAGCGCGCTTTATCATATGCCAAATTGGATGCAGAATTGTCCAATTTAGGTGTTATTTGGGTCAGTTATGCACCATATCGCACAGCCGCCAATTTAATCAAAGAGGATATTACATTCGATTATGTCAGCCATGACGATTTTATATGGCAAAAATCACGCCACTGGGACGATTGTGGTTGGGTTGCGCGCCGTATTCGTATGCGTAACGACGATGTTAAAAAAGCGTTTCCGGGATTACATTTGGACGACAATATATCCAAGGACGAATTGGATGTATTGGAAAAAGAGGGTTTGATTGATTCCAAAGACCGCGAGGAAAAGACCATTTCCGTATATGAAATATGGGACAAGTGGGATCGCAAGGTTTATATTTACCACCCATCATACAAACGCATATTGAAAACATACGATTATCCATATGATATTGATTTTCCATGTGCGCGTCCATTGTCATATGACGAGTTTGTTGATTCCACAATACCAGTGCCACGCCACGCGCAGTTTTTGGCGCAGTATGAAGCGGTTGATAAAATCAATCAGCGTATAACCAATATCAAAGACACATTGCGCGTTGTTGGCGCATATGATGCGTCGGTTGCAGATTTTGGCAAGATTTACGACGACGACAACGAAAACTGCATGATTGGGTTGAAAAACGTTGAAAAGTTAGAGGGCAAAGGCATTTCCGCATTAACATGGTTCAACGATAACACGGCGGCGGTTACGGCGCTGGAACGGTTAAAAATCGTTCGCGACGAATATATTGCGGATATTCAGAAAGGTTTGGGTATTTACGATGTGTTAGAGGGCGAAACCCAGGTGCAAGATGCGTATGGCACAAACAGATTAAAGGGTTCGTTTGGAACAATGCGGTTGCAAGACGACCAAAAAGACGCCATTTATTTCGTCCAGGATACCATCCGTATTGCATGCGATATTATTTGCCAAACATTTGATCAATATTCGTTATTGACATATTCAACCATCGAATATGATGTGGCGTCGTTACCAAATGTTATGCAGGCAATCAATTTGTTAAAGACCGACAACCTTAAAAACATTCGTTTGACGATTTCGTTAGAGGATGTGCGGTCATATTACGATGCGGATTACAAAGCAAACATCAGTGAATTATGGACCAATGTGTTCAAGCAGTTGGATTCAGTATCTGTGATGGTTCAGCAGGTGCCGGAAATGGCGATTATCGCCAAGCCGGCAATTATGTCCATGATACGCGGATACAAAGTCGGTGCGCCGGTTGAACAGGAAATGGAAACGGCCATTGATAACGCAATTGCGGCATACCAGGAACGGTTGAGCCAGCCACCACAACCAACACCGGAACAAATGAAATTGGGTATTGAACAGCAAAAAGTTCAAGTCCAACAGCAAAAGTTGCAATTGGATGCCCAAAAGGTTGGTGCAGAATTGCGCAATACCGCCGAAAAAGACCGGACCGCAGTTATGTTGGAAAACAAACGCGCAGATGCGGAAATTGCAAAGATTGTGTCCGACACCGAAATCAACAAAGCAAAGGTACAAATTATGCAACAAGACGCAGACCGCAAGGAACGCGAATTGGATGCGGAAATTGAATTGGCAATGTATTCGGCGCTGCACCCCGAAATTGCCGTTGATACAAACTTGGGCAGTTTAGCGTAAATATAGGGGGAAAATTATGGGATCAAAACCATCAACGCCGACATATGATACGGCGGCGGCCGAAGCACAGCAAAAACGGCTGAACCAGGCGGCTGGAAATCAATTATATGCAAATGTTAATAGCCCATTGGGATCATATAGCACATCAATTGATCCAGTAACCGGACAAATTACGGTCAATAAGCAATTGGGCGCCGGCAGTTCCGCGGCACAGACCGCACAATTGTCCGCATTAAGCAATTATTCGGGCGACCCGACAGAAGCGGCCAATGCATATTACAATGCCCAAATGGCGTATATGCAACCACAATTGGATCGCCAAGTTGAACGCGCGGAAAGTTCATTGACCAATCGTGGTTTGCCATTGGGATCAAGTGCGTGGAATAGCGCAATGGGCGATGTATATGACGCACAGAATCGCACATTGACGGCGCTTTCCAACGAAGCATTGGCAAACGGCCAGCAATTCCAAACAAATATATTGAACCAGGCGGCATTGGCAGGCGGTCAAGTCATTGATCCAGCGGTATTGTCGGGTCAAGCCGGTGCAGGTTATGAAAATACCTATGACAAGGTATATCAGAACCAAATTGCCAAGTATCAGACGGAAATGGCAAATCAAAACGCATTGACCGGTGGTTTGTTGGGCGCATTTGGAACGATTGGTGGCGCGGCATTGGGGTCATTATTGGCACCAGGTGTCGGAACCGCGGCAGGTGCGGCGGCAGGTTCAAAAGTAGCCGGATAATAAAGGGGTGTGGATATGAACGGAAATAACAATGATTCAACAGTTTTAAGCGCATTGGGATACGGGGCATTGCCACAGTCGGTCGTGCCGGTTACAAAAACACAGACCCAAATACAACGCACGCAATATGATCCAAACAAAATGAAAGCGTTGATGGATGCGCTGGGCGCACCAAAAAGCGTACCGGGCATTGGCGAAGCAATTGCAAATGCATTGACCAAGATGCCGGAATCACACACATATACCGGTGGGTTTGGCGAACAGATAATCAATCCATGGGAAGTTGCGATTTCGTCATTGGCGCGTGGTGCAGGCGATGTGTATAGCCAACGCGCGGCGGCAGTTCGCGATGCCGAGGAAGCGGCGCGTGAAAACGCAATCAAGGCGGCACAAATTGAACTGGATGCGGATAAACAACAGATTACATCACAGGTTGCCCAAGATTATTTGAAAGTCAATGATCCAAACGCGAAAGGTGCAGGTGGTACGCCGGAACAACAGGCGGTGCAAAAAGAATCTGCGTTGGCGGCATTAAAAGAATTGGACGATTTGGCAAAGCATGGTGGTATTACATCCATGAATAAATCAACAGACAATTGGTGGTTGGCCGGCAGTTCGTCAAAGAACATTGGTCGTCGCGAACAGGCATTGAGTGCGCTGTTACCATTAACCAATGCAATTGCGCGTGCGTCCGGTGGTTCGGGTATTAACACCCTGGGCGAAATGTTGGCATATTTGGGCGTTCCGGAAAACGCAACAAGTAAGCAGTTAGAGGGTGTATTGCCGGGATTGGTTAAAAAATTGGGGTTGGAATCCGAGTTTTACCAAATGTCCCCAGTATCACAGGCACAGACAATCAATGGTTTCACAATTGAAAAGGTAGAATAATGGCGAAATATAAAATCACAGCACCGGACGGGCGTGTGGTTACAGTCAGTGGCGATACAGAACCAACCGAAGCCGATGCACAACAGATTTTTGCGGCATTGCCGCCGGTGGAACAGCCAAAACCGAAAAAGATGGGCACGTTGGATACAACAAACGCGTTGTTAGAGGAAACCGCGCGTGGTATTCCGGTTATCGGTGCGGCATTTGACCCATTTATGGCCGGTTGGGATGCAACAAACGATTATATCTTGACCAAATTGGGCGCACGCGTGTTGCCAAAAGACAACAAAGAATCATGGCGCGAATGGTATGATTATGAATTGAACAAGAAAAAGAATGCCGCCGCCGCATTTCAACAAGCAAACCCATATAAGTCCATGGGTGCATCGTTTGCTGGTGGTGCATTGTTGCCACTTGGCGCGGCCGGCAAGGCAAACACATTGGTTGAAGCAATGGGTAATGCCGCCAAGGTCGGTATTCCACTGGGAGCGGTTGATGCCGGTTTAAGAAAAAGCGGCGATTTGGGCGATAAAATCCAGGCATCTGTTCAAGGTGGTGCCGAGGGTGGTGTTGGTGCGGCATTATTTGGCGGTGCAGGATATGGTGTCGGCCGCGCCGGTGCGAAAATATCGCCAATTGCGCAACGAATACTGGAACGCATTACCAATCGCGGAACCGAACAGCCAAAGACACCGGAATTGTCCAAGGCATATAAAGAATTGGTGCGTGTGTTGGGTCGTGAAAACGCGGAAAAAGTTATTAACACGGCGCGCGAACGCGGTGTGCCATTGATTGATTTGGGCGATGCCAATGTTAATCAATTGGCGCGTACGGCACGCAGTATTTCGCCGGACGCCAACGAAGCAATCACAACCCGGTTTAATACCGCCAAGGAAAATACGCCATCACGCGTAACGGCGAAATTAAATGAAATATTTGGGACAGAAAACAGCGCGACACATGCGGAACGCATTGCGGCGGCATTGGATCCGGAAGCCAATACATTGTATGAAATGGCGTTTATGGGCAATACGACCGTCGTTCCGGGCACCGGACGGACATATACGGCGCGTGCAAGGTTGCCAAAGGATGCGTTCGCAAAACTGGATAAAAACCCATATATCCGCGATGCGATAAATACGGCGCCAAGTATTCACAAAGAATTACAGGTATCGGGCCGCCGTGCAATCAAAGATGCCAATGGTAAAGTAACCGGATATGAACCGGCACCGGCAGAACGCAATGATATGCGCCGGTTGGATTTTGCCAAAGAGGTGTTGGATAACCAAATCGCGCGTGAAAAAGCGGCGCCAGCGCCAAATACACGTCTGATTGCCAGTTTGACCAATGCCAAACAAGATTTGGTTACCACGATGGATAATTTCAGCCCATTGTATAAAGAGGCGCGTGCAGTGTCGGGTAAAAAGTTATCAGCCAATGCGGCGCGTGAATATGGCGCCAAGATTGATCGCAACGACATCAGCGCGGATACATTTATTAAAAGTATCAGCGAAATGTCGCCGACAGAATTGGATGCGGCACGTGTTGGGGCACGTGATTTTTACATGTCCGGATTTGAAAAGAATAACCCGGCAGTATTTGCCAAACGGTTACTGGATACGGATGCACAACGCAAGATACACGCGTTGTTGCCCGAGGACCAAGCAAACGCGTTAATCAATTTCGCGCGCGATTTGGTTAATCAGAACCGCGCCGCAGATTACATATTGGGCGGTTCGCGCACAGCGGAAAACACCGCACAGATATCAGATGCATTGCGTGGGTTAGAGGAAATTGCCGGTAATCCGGTCAAAGGAACGGCGCGTAAAGTTGCGCGCACCGTGGATAACGCCCGGACGAAAAAATTGTATGGCGAAGTGTCGGACGTTTTGTTGAGTGATCCAAAAGAACTGAAATCTGTTTCGGCACCGGTGCCGGTTCAACAGACCAAACCATTGGATCCAAAGGTGCAAAAGATTTTGGATGCGCTGGGTCGCGGCAATGTCCGCCCGGTTATTCCAAGCACCGCATCGATGGACCAGTTGTTAAAAGCACTGGGATATTAACCATAAGGAACCCAAATGATACAAACCCAAACCTATGACGTAAAGGTCAAAGACGTCAAAATGACCATTGAGGACGAACAAAAACGCAAATATGCCGAGGATGGCAAGATTGTTGTTGGGCAAAAAGTGAGTGTCAAGGACACCGTGGATAGCAAAGATGCGCCGGAAACAACCCCGGACGGCAAAATAAAGCCGTATGGGTTGGAAACAGATGGTGCATATGACGTTGAGGTAAAAGAAAAAGTGCCGGATGCAGTTGTCCAGGAACATATTGACACGGCAATAGCCAGTGAAACACCAAAACCGGCAAAACGGAAAGAAAAAAATGGCATTTGTCATTAAACGGTCAGACCCCGACGACAGCGCGACAACAATTACACGAAAAGACACGCCCGACAGCAATTTACGGCGTGTTTTTCGTTTTTGGCACCGCGGCGAATATCAATTGCGTGCGGTTCAAGACATTGTTGTCCAGTTACAGTTAAGTTTATTGCGCGCAAATGACATTTTATCGGCGCGCGAACAGACAGATGTATTGGACGAGATATTGGCGCGGTATTTGCGGCGCGAGGTATCCAAAGAACAACACAGGCGCAACGATATGCGCGACATGATTGTGGTGTTGCGGTTGTCGTTGATGCGGACATTATGGGAAGCACGCGGATATTTGGATTTGCCATACATTGACAGCGTGATCCGGACCACAATACGAGATTTCAAAAACAAACACCAAACCCAAATCAAAAAAGAATACTGGGGCGTTTTGGCGCGTGAATGCTGGGTTGAAATTGACCACGCGGCGCGTGTTGAGGCAGACCAGGAACGAGAACCCGTTGATATCGGCGACGACGATATTGACGCATGGATTAACAGCGATTTCGAGGAATAGAAAATGGCACAAAAGCACAGCGCTGAATACAGCGAAAAGCCGATGACCCGTGATGGTCGCGTTCAAGGTCCATCAAGACGTTATCGCAGATTGCGCCACCCGTCGTTTCCTGCGGCGGAATGGGCAGAAAAGAACCCACTGTTACAACGTGGGGAAATTGGAAATGAAAGCGACACACACCGCGCCAAAATCGGCGACGGAACAACGTTATGGAACGATTTGCCATATACGGACAACGCAAGTGTCCAAGACATTACTGGGGCCGGCAACATTGTTGTTACGCGTACCGGTAATGTTGTGGCGATTACAGAAAAGACATTTGTGTTTATACAGGGTGTCGCCGCAGATGTTTGGGAAATTACCCACAATCTGAACAAAAACCCATCGGTAACCGTCGTTGATAGCGCCGGAAACGAAATGAGGGGTGCGGTTCAACATATAGACGTAAATAACGTCGAAGTTACATTTACTGCACCGTTTGCCGGTAAGGCATTTCTAAATTAAATCGCTGAACAATAAGGAGCAAAAATATGGCGAATGATTATGAAAGATGGGGCGTGCATATTGACATGACCCAAAATGAAATCCGTAATTTCCGGTTTCAAAACTTGGCAACAGCGCCATTATCGCCTGGTGGGGGGCAGCCATTTTGGGATACAGCCAATAAAAGATTAAAAGTTTTTGATGGAACAACATGGTTAGATGCGACAAAAAGTTATACATTCAGTACCGGTTTAACAGAATCAAGTGAAACCGTTACGCTGAACGCGGCAACAACAAGTGCGCTGGGTGGTGTTATTGTTGGTTCCAACATTTCGGTCAGCAGTGGCACAATCAGTGTTGCAGACGCCAGCACATCTGCAAAGGGTGTGATTGAAATTGCAACCGACACCGAAGCCAGCACCGGAACCGCGACGACATTGGCGGTTAATCCGAAACAATTGGCAACCAAGGTTACGGCAAATGGCGCAATCACAGCCGCAACAAAGTGCAAGATTACATATGATGCCAAGGGTTTGGTTACAGGCGGTGCAGATTTGGCAGAGAGTGATATTCCATCGTTGCATTTGAGCAAAATTACCGACGTTACAGCAACGGCGGCCGAGGTTAATGTTTTGGATGGTATCACAGCCAGCACCACAGAATTGAATATTTTGGATGGTGTAACGGCGAGCACAGCCGAAATCAACATTTTGGATGGTGTTACAGCAACGGCATCGGAAATCAATGTTTTGGACGGCATTACGGCGACCACAACAGAATTAAACTATGTTCATGGTGTTACAAGCGCGATTCAAACACAGATTGACAACAAGGTTACCAAAAACAACAACATTACAGCGGCAACAAAATGCAAAATCACATACGACGCCAAAGGTTTGGTTACAGCCGGTGCAGATTTGGTTGCAAGCGATATACCGGATTTGTCGGCAACATATGTTCCACAGACAGCGGTTGGCGCGGCAAATGGTGTTGCCGGGTTGGATGGCGACGGAAAGGTTCCAACATCGCAATTGCCGTCATACGTGGATGATGTGGTTGATACATATATTGTCAGCGGCGCAACAGCATTGTCGTCCGGCTGGTTGTCGGCAACCAGTGGTGGTTCCGCATTAACACCGGAAACCGGCAAGATTTACGTTGTTTTAACCACCGGCGAATACCTTAATAAAACATATCGTTGGTCCGGCACGACATACGTTGAAATATCAGCAGCGCCAGGCCAAGCAACAGAAAGCACCGCAGGTATTGCCGCAATTGCCACACAGGCAGAGGTTACAACCGGAACAAACGACACCAAGTTTGTAACACCGCTGAAATTGGCAACACACATCAGCGGTATGACCAAAAAGTTTGCGGTTCAGAATAGTGCATTGACACAAAGTGGTGGTGTATGCACATGGACAATCACAAATAGTTTAGGAACACGCGACGTAGAGGTTCATGTATATGAAGTAACGTCCGGCGACAGAATATGGACGGGTGTGAATGCCACAAGCGGCACAATCACTATTACGATCAATAGTACAAGTAATATTGCCGCAAATACGTATCGGGCAGTTGTAATCGGATAATATAGGGGACGACTATGGCAGCAACACAGTATCGCGACCTGGACACTGATACATCACTGGGGGGTAATTCCCCCAGTGATTACGTAATACCATCACAAAAAGCAGTAAAAACGCATATTAATGGTGTTAAACTTGGCGATTTGGCCAATGTTAGTTTAAGCAGTCCAACGGCCGGACAAAACCTAACATACGATGCGGCAAACCAGGTTTGGAAAAATACCAGCACCAGTGCGACAGTCGCATGGGGTGGTGTTACCGGCACATTGGCGGACCAAACTGATTTGAAAAA